CCTTCTTATGAAATCAAAGGTGTAGGTGCTGTGCAAGTTCAACAAGGTACAGTTCGTTTAAACCATATTAACGTACAGCGTTATGTTAAAGGTGTAACAACTTGGCAACCTATACAATTTACTTTATTTGATCCTATTACTCCATCAGGTGCTCAAGCTGCTATGGAATGGGTACGTTTACATCACGAATCTGTTACTGGTAGAGATGGTTACTCAGACTTCTATAAGAAAGATTTAACTTTTGATGTATTAGGTCCTGTAGGTGATATTGTATCAGAATGGGTAATTAAAGGTGCTTTCATTACAGATGTTAACTTTGGTGATTATAACTGGGATACTACAGATACTGCTGTAAATATTACCATGACTGTTCAACCAGACTACTGTGTATTAAACTTCTAATTAAAAAAGAAAAATATAGAGAGCTCGCAAGAAATTGCGAGCTTTTTTATTCTAGTTATATTTATAACAAATAACAGTTATTAAAAACATTTTATGGCAGAATTTAAGTTCCCTACAGAAACAATTGATTTACCTTCTAAAGGTTTAGTCTATCCAGAATCCAATCCTCTATCAAAAGGTTTTGTTGAAATGAAATACATGACAGCAAAAGAGGAAGATATTTTAACAAATCAAGCTTATATTAAAAAAGGAGTAGTATTTGACAAATTAATTAAATCTTTAATTGTGACTGAAGGAGTAGACATTGAGGATTTAATTGTTGGTGATAAAAATGCTATTTTAATAGCTGCTCGTATTTTAGGATATGGAGCTGATTATAAATTTTCTTATAACGGAAAAGAACAATCAGTTGATTTAACTACTTTAGATAATAAAACTATTGATGAATCTTTATTTATAAAAGGTAAAAACGAATTCTTTTATACATTACCTACTTCTAAAGTATCTGTTTCTTTTAAATTATTAACAGGAAAAGATGATAAAGCCATTGATGCTGAATTAGAAGGTTATAAAAAAATTAACGCTGAGTCAGTACCTGAATTAACAACTAGATTAAAACAAATTATTTTATCAATTGATGGAAATCCTGATAAAAAAGCGATTCGTGAATTTATAGATAATTATTTATTAGCTAAAGACTCTCGTGAATTAAGAAAATATATTAATGAAATTCAACCTGATGTTAACACTAAAATTAAGGTTGAATCTTGGGATGGTCTAGAGGAGGAGATCGATCTACCTATAGATCTTAACTTTTTTTACCCTGAATCTTAATCAAATTCCTGAATATAGGAAAGCCTTGTTTTTACAAATACATGATGTTTGTTTTTGGGGACAAGGAGGTTATGATTTTGATACAGTTTACAATCTTCCTATTTGGTTAAGAAAATTCATATTATCTCAATTAAAAGAACATTATGATAAATCCAGACCAAACGATGAAGCTAATATGCAAACTACTATAAAAAATCTAAAAAACCATCAATTAGAACAACAAAAACAATCATCTAACCAAAAAACAATATATAAATCAGGGGCATCTAAAAAATGATGCCCTTAAATATTTATAACATATGGCTAAAGAGGATCCAAAGAAAATACTTAATGACGTAGGTAAACAGGCTGTAGAAATTAATGAGAGTATTAATACTATATCTGGTAAACTTAACCAAAATCTTAAAGAATTTAATAAGATTACGGGGGATACTCAAAAATTATTTAATAGTACTTTAACTGCTAGTGAAAATTTAGGAAAAAAATTAGCCCAAATTAATGAAAATTCTTTAAAAAGTTCTAAAGAAAGAAAAAGTCTTGAAGATCAACTATTAAAAAATGCTGAAGAAATTAATTCTTTAGAAAAACAAAGAGATCAATACATGAGAAAAGCTCAATATTCTCGTGGTGTTGAACAAAAATCATTACTTAAAATAGCAGAACTTTTAGGAGATGCTGTTGATTATTCAAAAGAACAAGTTGCTAATGCTGAAAAATTATCTAAAATATATGTTGATATAGATAAAAACTTAGGTTTAACTGGAAAATTATTAGAAGGTATTAACCAAATTCCTATTATAAATAAATTTGTTGATACTAAAAAAGCATTAGAAGCAGCAAATGAAGAAGCTTCTAAATTAACTGGTAACCGCTGGAATGTATTAAGTGCTACTTTAAAATCTTTAGGTTCATCATTAAAGAAAAATTTAACTGATCCTTTAGTATTGTTAGGTGCTGCTGGAGGTATTGTTTCTGGTTTAGTAAACTTATTTAATGAATTTGATAAACGAGCTGTAGCGGTAGGAAGAAATTTTGGAACAACTCCTGAAAATGCTAGAAAAACAGCTGAAGAATTTAAACGAATATCAGCTACTTCAGGAAATATACTATCAACTACAAGTAATTTAACTGAATCATTTAATGATTTAAATGCTGTTGCTGGTACTTATGCTAATTTTAGTCAAGAAACTTTAGAAACGTATAATGATTTAGTTAAAGGATTAGGTTTAAGTAAAGAAGCTACATTAGCTCAATATAAAATATCAGTACTACAAGGTAAAAACCTAAAAGATTTTTCATCTCAAATTACAGGACAAATATCACTTCAAAAATCTCAAAATAAAATTGCTTTAAGTGATAAAGAGATAATGGAGTCAATAGCTAAAACTACTGCTGTTCAAAGATTAAATATTAAAGGTGGAGCAGAAGGATTAGTAAAATCAGTTATTGAAGCTAAAAAATTAGGTGCTGAATTTTCTCAATTAGAATCAGCAGCAAGTAGTTTGTTGCAATTTGAAGATTCTATTGGAGCTGAATTAGAAGCTGAATTATTAACAGGACAGAATTTAAATTTAGAAAGAGCAAGAGCATATGCTTTAAATAATGATATAGCAGGTTTAGCTAAAGAAATATCTAACCAAGGTATCAACGCTGAAAAATTCAGTAAAATGAATAGAATACAGCAAGAAGCAATTGCTAAATCTTTAGGTTTCCAACGTGATGAATTTGGTCAAATGTTGGAAAACCAAGAAATGTTAAACGCTGCTAATAGATTAGGTGCTAAAGATGCTAATGATTTAGCTAAAAAATATTCTGAAGCAGCAGACAAAGAAGCATTTTTAAAGAAAATTGGGGATGAAAAATTACAACAACAAGTAAAAAACATCTCCTTCCAGGATAAACTAAATAATTTAACTGAAAAATTAAAAGATATATTTGTAACTAAATTAGAACCTACATTCACTAAAATATTAGATGCTTTTGATAAATTCATTTCAAGTGGAGGTATTGAATCTATAGCTGACACAGTAAAAAGTATTGTTAATGGGTTTATTAATATTGGAAAAGCATTAACTGGTCCTATAGGAAAAATAGCTTTAGGAGTTGGTGGATTCTTAGCTTTAAAATCATTAGTAGGAGGCATTCCTGTTAGAATAGTAGGTGAAGGACCTGCAGGTGGTGGAGGAATAGGTGGTGGTTTGATGGACTCTTTATTTACATCAAAGAAAGTTGGTGGACAATTTAAACCAGGTGGTGGTAGATATGCTGCTGGTGCTACTAAATTAACAGGATTAACTGGTTTAGGAGCAGGTGCTTTAGGTGGTTTAGGTATGTTAGCAGGAAATGCTATAGGAGGTACAGGAGGTGGTTTACTATCTGGAGCAGGTCAAGGAGCAATGATGGGTTCTATATTAGGTCCTTGGGGTGCTTTAATAGGTGCGGGAGCAGGATTAGCAGTATCTGGTATTGGTGCTTTAATGCAGAATTCAACCAAATCAGGTATTGAATCTTCAGAAAGCAGATTAATGAATAATGCCGCTAGTAAAAGAGCACAACGAATTTATTCTAACTTATCTGAAACAAATGCTGAAGTATCAAGATACACTTCAATTTCTGGAGGTGTAGCTGAAGGAAATGAAAAAACTAATGCTTTGTTAGAAAAAATTTCTTCTCAATTAGCTGAAAAACGTGATATTGTAATGTCAGGTAATAAAGTAGGTTCAGCTATAGCAGTAGGTGATTATAAACAAGCTTAATTTTTAAATATTTATAATAAACATAATTATGGGACTTAAAGATTTATTAACAAAAAACGGATCTAATTTAACTGCGTTTAACGGTAAAACCCCTCCAACTAATCCAGGAGCTACAAACCAATCTAAATTACATGCTGATGGTAGTAATCCTAGTTACTCATTAAACGGTAGTAATTTTTCTACTGTTAATAATGCTTATAATGAGTATGCAGATGGTGTATTAAATTATTTACCTCAACCATCTCAATTAGATTTAAACGGAAAAACCCCAAGTAAATATTTAGATAATTTACCTAAGTAATGTCTTTAAAAGCTTTACTAGCGGATATAGGTTCCTTTTATCAGAATTACCCTTACGCTCAAAAATACCCTGGTAATTCTGCTTACGCTACTCCTCCAGAGGCAATAGCGGAAGGAAACTTTGACCAAAAGAGTTTAAAATTCGGTATTGGTAGAGCTTCAGATAGACCAGGTGGAGGTTTTAGTGGTCAACCTTTTGTAACTGTTCCTTTTGAAGACAGTTTTGGTTTACCTTTAGAACAAATAGGTCAAACAGGTACTGATTTATTTATTAGAGGAGGGCAATTTTTAGCTAAACATATTAAAGATGATGAAATAAGAATTGGTAAATTCTTAAAATCAACTAACGGAGTATTATGGATAGCACAACAAAATTTATTATCCCAAACTTTCAGACCTTATCTACCAAAAAGTATCTACCCTGTAGAAATTTACAACCCAGTAAATACTTTAGTTCAATTAGCTGGTAATGCTTTTGGTGAACATACTAATAAATTAGGCTTAAATCCTTTTTTATTTGATGCTCCTCATGGTCAAGGACAAAATTCATATTTAATTCAAACTAAAAACGTATATAATACAAATGAAACTAACCGTTTAACTATTTTATATAATTCTAAAATTTTAGGATTTCCAAAAAATAAAATAGATGTTAAAGCAGCTAGTGGATTTAATATTAGTTTTAATGATTCTAATTTTATAATTGGAGGAAATGGATTAACAGGTTATATAAGAGCTACAGACACTACAAAAACTACTTTAACTCAAAACCAAGAACAATCCAATTCGTCTAAATTTAGTACTATTATATCTTCAGAATTAGCTCAAACTAATCCAAAACAATACAATAGTACAAATATTAACGGAAGTGATGGTATTTTAGACTTTAGAGAATCAGTACCATCATCAACAGTTTTTAATAGTTTTCTAGCTAAAAGTAAATATCTTACTAATAACAGACAGACTACTTTTGGAATGTCTGATCCTGGTTTACGTAATAAAAATGTGTCTGATATTTCTGCTTTAACTTCAAGTACATCTATTGATAAAATCAATACTTCATTTGTATATAAAAGCAATACCGTATCCTCATCATTATCCGAATCAGATTTAATACCTTTTTATTTCCAAGTTGTAAATAATGATGATCCTTCTAAATATGAATTTATCCATTTTAGAGCTTATTTAGATAATTTAGGAGATAATTTTTCAGGAAACTGGCAATCATTTAAATACTCAGGCAGAGGTGAAAATTTTTATATTTATGATAGTTTTCAAAGATCTATTAATTTTGGTTTCACAGTTGCTATGGAGTCAAGAATTGAACAATCTCCTCAATATCAAAAATTAAACTATTTAGCTTCTTTAACTGCTCCTGATTATTCTCAAAATACAGGATTTATGAGAGGTTGTTTTGTAAAAATGACAATTGGAGATTATTTAATGCAAGTACCTGGGTTTTTAACATCTGTAAATTATAATATATCTAATAATATTCCTTGGGATATAGCTAGAGATGCAGAAGGTAAATTACTAACTGATGGAACTAAAATATTACCTAATGTGATAACTGCTACTGTGAGTTTCACTCCTGTTCATAATTTTATACCACAAAAAGGAGCTAATTTTATATCAAATAATAACCCTGTATAATGAAAAGATATATAAATACAACTCTTGATTTAAGTAATAACAATAATACTGTTGTTACTTCATATGTTGGGGTAAAATATCCTGAGATTCCTTATTTAGAAAGTGATATTTACGTTTATACTACTATTGGGGACAGATTAGATAAATTATCTCAACAGTATTATAATTCATCTGAATATTATTGGGTTATAGCTTCTGCTAATCCTGATGTTGGGTTAAACTCTTTATACATCCCTGAAGGCACACAAATAAGAATCCCAACCAATTTAAACAATATACTTTTAAGTTTCAAACAATTAAATAATCAATAATATGCCAGGCAATATTATAGGAGAAGTTTTTGATCAATATGTTACTGACCAGACTGGTTTAAGACAAAGATATTTAGGAAATGAAATTAGTCCTAATTTTAATTCAAATAATGATTTTGCCCTTCAATGGAAATATAACAATTCTGCTTGGGTAAGATTAGCATCTAGTGTAAATATATCTTCAACTAAAGCAAAACAATTAGGATTAGATAATAATTTTGCAGGAAATAATTTAGCTAAAAATTTTATATTATATAATGGTGTATCATCCTTATCAGGAAGTGTATTTAATCCTTCATCTAATAATTCTGAATATTTTATTGATGGGGAAACTCCTTCTTTAAAATATTCTTATGGGTTTGGAGGTAAAGGAGGTTTAACTCAAGGTATTAGACCTATGCCGGGCATTGATGCTGTAAGAATAGGTTATGTTAACCGTGGATCTTTAGCTAATGCTGAAATTGATATTACTGCTTTTAACAGAGAGCAACTTAATATATTAGATGCTTTATTTATGCATCCTGGATATACTTTTTTATTAGAATGGGGTTGGACTTATTATATAGACAATGCAACTAGACTTGTAGTTACTAATCCTCCAGACATAATAACTACTCCTTTCAAATCATTATTTGAAGAACCTAATAAATCAACCCAATATTCTCTTTTAGAAGACATAAGAAAAGAAAGACAATACAGATCAGGAAACTATGATGGTTTTTATGGTGTTGTTAAAAATTTTAAATTTCAATTCCAACCTAATGGTACGTATAAAATAACAATATATGCTATTACTCAAGGTGATTTAATTGAAAATTTAAAAATTAATAGCGCTGATCCTTCATTAGCAGGAGCATCTCAAAATGCTGCTTTATCTGCTGATGCTAGAAGAAAAAGAGAACAAGAAATTTTAGCTAGATTAGCTGCTATACCTAGTGAAATAGAAAAGAAAAAACAAGAAAGAAATAAAGCAGCTCAAGATGTAACTAACGAAAAAGCAGCTTACTATCAACAAGCCGCTTATTCAAATGATGGTTCAACTCCTAATTACGGTCCTAAATACTAAAATATGGCTCAAACAGTTTCAGCAGCAAGAGAAAAAGCAGAAAGTAAACTTAGTTCAATAGAACAAGATATACTTAATTTGCAAGATGAAGTTAGTAAACTTCAGAGTGAATTATTAGAATTAACAGGAGAAGACATATCAGCTGATAACACTGTTGATAGGTTTGCTAAAAAATCAAGACTAAATAAACAATTAAAAAATTGGAGAGATTTTTTAACACAACATACTGATGGAGGATCTCAAAATCTTCTATCTATGAAAGTAGAAAAAATTGAATTTAGTACTGAAACTTTAGATAGTGGAATTTCAACCACCACAGCTAATTCAGCTAATGAATTTTTATATTTCATAAAATTAGGCCCTTTATTAAACTGGATTCAGAATAATTTATTATTATATAATAAATCTGCTTCTATTCCTTATTTTAAAATAGATACTGGTCCTAATAACTACTGTATGCATTACTCAAAACATATTTCAGCAGATCCTGAAGTATGTTTAATACCTGTTATAGATGGTCCTGTAAAAGAACCAGAATATTATTCTAATGTTAGAAAAAGAATTCAAGAAGCATTAGAAAAAACAGTAAAAGATGGAAGTGATACTAACCCTTCAAGCCCTGATGTTAACTCTAATCAGTATTATGGAGCACTACCTGCTATATTTCAATCAAATGCTGGTGGAGGAGAAACAGTTAGAAAAGAACAAGTAGCTAAACAAGCGTCAAGTGCTAAATTTGAGGATATTCCTAAAACAAAAGATTATAGTACTGCTACTAAAGTAGAAAATATCCCTCTTCTTTCAGATGTGTTTATTGAAGCCTATAAAAGAACATTCCCTAATTCAGTAGTATATGTAACAAAAAATAGATTTTTTCAATATAATAAAGAAGAAACTATATTAACACAACAAGGAACTTGGACTATAGAAGGAAATAATTTAAAAACAATTCCTGACACTGATGTAAAACCTCTTCCTCAAATCGATAAAGCTAGAGATATTAATGATATTGAAAGTGGTTTAGGTAATACAGCTTATAAAAATAATTTTATTGTTAACAACTATGTAGCTAATTTAATGGAAATTCATGTTAATTTAAATTTTATAGCTGTAGTTGCTAATAACAATATCGATGAAAAAGGTAATTTAGTATTGATTAATTTTTTAAATCAATTATTAACTGGTTTAAATGCCGCGTTAGGATATTTTCATAATTTTGAAGTTGTTTATGATAAAGAAGAAAACAGTTTAAAAATATATGATAACAATATATTAAAATACGGTAAATTAAAAACCAAACCTGGTACTCCAACTAGATTTAATTTATATTCTTTTGAGCCTATAAAAGACCAAGGTTATTCTGTTGGTTCCTTTATTTATGATGTAAACTTTACTTCTCAATTATCTAATAATTTTACAAATATGATAACTGTAGCCTCTCAAGCCGACACTAATGTTTTAGGTATGGGATTTAGTGGTTTACAAAATTACAATGCTGGTTTAGAAGATAGAATTATTCCTAAAAAACAATCACTCCCAGAAATTACCAAAGGAGAAAAAGGATTATCTAAAAATGATCTAAATACTATGTTAGGTACAGCTAAAACTTGGGCTCGTACTTTATGGAATGAATTAACTATAAATAGAGAAACAGTTGATGCTTTTATGGCTTTAAATAGAGACATAGCTAACTACTACATCAATGATGATATTGAAAAAGGTAAAATTCCATCACCAACAGTTATACCTTATAATTTATCTTTATCTATGATGGGAATGGCTGGGATGAGAATATTTGAACGTTTTGATACTGATGAAAAAATATTACCACCAATGTATGATAATAAAACCTATAATTTTGTTATTAAATCTATATCACATGAGATAAGTAATAACAAATGGACTACATCTATTGAAAGCCAAGTAATAAATAAAGAAGATCCAAACGCTCCAGAAATCCCTATTTCAGCAGCCGCTGCTAAACCTATAGAAAAAACAACATCCTTAACAGGAGTTGGAGCTAATGGAAATAATGGTAAACTTTCTGATAGTGAATTAAAAAACTTATCAGAAATAGGATTACCAAATCAAAAATTATCCATAGAGGCAGCTAATGCTTTTATAAAAATGTATAATGCTATGCCTGATGATGTTAAAAAACAAGTTTTATTAACTGATTCTTATCGACCATTTGAAAACCAAAATAATATTTTTGACTGGGATGAATATGTTAGAACAGGAGGAACCTTAAATGATACTACTCCTAAACGTGGAGCTACAAAACGTAAAAAAGGAACCACAAGTACTGCAGCCGCTTTCCCGGGTACTTCAAATCATGGATTAGGTAAATCTATAGATATCTTTAATAAAGATGGTAAAGACACAGTTCAAATGTGGATAAAGAAAAACGGAACAAATTATGGTTGGTCTTGGACTGAAGGAAAAAGTGTAAAAGAAAATTGGCATTTTACTTATGATCCATCAGATAAAAGAGTTTATGTTTAATATTTAAAATAAAATGTATTTTCCAAAAAATAAAATAAAAACAGGATTATACTCTAATGGTGGGGAGTTTATATATGAAGATAACCAATCTCCTTTTTTAGGATATTATTATTCTTTATATGATGGTACCTTCTTTGAAGGTAAATCTCCTACAAAAGATAATAGAAAAATTATTAAAGCATCAAACTCAAACATATCAATTAGTTTTGATCCCCTACCTTCAACAGTTTCAGATTCAGGATCAGTACTAAATAAAGATTTTAGAATAGACACATCAGTACCTTCATTACAAAATAAAGCATTAATCATCCCTACTGGTCGAATTCAAAACCTACCAACTCCTTATTATCCAAAACCATCTCCATTCGATTATTCTATAGGACAATTTTTAAGATACTTTTGTAAAAAAACAAATGAAAGTGTATTTTTAGAAATTAATCAAAACGATTACGCTTCTTTATATAATCAAAACAACAATTATGTTTATTCATTATATATTCCTTTTAAAACATATTGGTTAATATCTGGTGATTATAATAAAGTAGTAGAAACTAATTTTAAATTAGTTAATTCTATAGAAAAAGATTTACAAGTATATGGTTTTTCAAAATTTATAGAAAAAACCGGAGGGTATAATAAATTTTATTTCTAATTTGGCCTTATAGAATGTTAATATTATATTAACGTTAATTAAGGTTATGTTTTGGCTAATTGAGACAGAAAACGATTTAGAATATTTACAACATAAGACCATACAAGAGGCGTTTGTTGAAATTATTCCTTATCATGATCATATACATCCTGCTTTAAATGGTGTGTCTCTAATGTATATTAGACCGTTTAATGACACAAAAGGTTATATGTTATGTATTGACCATAGTGAAACTTCCTCGCTTAATAAAACGGTTATAGGCGCTATATTACAAAATATAAATCGCGTATGGGTGCAAGATAAAAAACAAGCGTTATATTATTTTCCATTAAAATGCTTGTGCGACCTATCACAACTTATTCCTCCGTATATACAAGATCCACCTAAAGTATTTAACCACTTTTACTCCAAATATCCAACTTACGATAAAACAAATAAACTAATTCCTGTTAGCAAACATTATGAAAGGTGTGAACATATTTATAATCACGTTCGTAGTGTTTTGCCTAAAGAGTTACCTAGTTGGTTTGATTTTTATAACAACAAAGTAACATTAGCATTTTTTGGTATTGAGAAAAACGGACTAAAAATTAATAAGTATGAACTTGATAAACACTATGAACTCAACCATGAATTTTATTCAATCAAAGATGATCGAATATTCACAAGTTACAATTTGGCTACAACAACACGTAGACCAAGTAACTCTTTTAATGGCATTAATTTTGCCGCATTAAACAAAGATAATGGCGCAAGGAGGAGCTTCATATCGAGTCATGGGTTTGTGGAGTATGATATTAGCGCATACCATCCTAATCTTATTGCTCGTATGGTTGCCTATGTTTTTAGCAATAGGGATGTCCACGAAGAATTCGCGCAAATCTACGGTACAAGCTACCAAGAAGCAAAAGAAATTACTTTCCGCCAACTTTATGGAGGAATACAGGAAGACTATAAGCACATACCCTTTTTTATACAAGTAGATAAATTCATCCAGGACAGCTGGGGAAAATTTAATGAGGAAGGAAAAGTTACAGCACCAATTTCAGGTTATGTCTTTGAAAAAGAAAAACTAGAAAATATGAATCCACAGAAACTGTTTAACTATATGTTACAAAATGTGGAGAGTGCTGTTAACACTTATATTTTAATGGATATACATAAGTTATTGAGAGGTAAAAAAACTAAAATAGTGTTATATACTTATGACAGTTTTTTATTTGAGCTTGGAAAAGATGAAGAAGATATTGAAATTAAAATAAATGAAATATTTGAGAAATATAAATTGATAACAAAGACAAAAAAAGGTTATGACTATGATTTTACAAAAAGATAAACATATGTATATGGGATACGATTTTGATTCCATTAATACGAGAGACGTGAATAATAAACTGTTTTGTACTTTTACAACCATTGAGGAACTTGATGATTTAGTTAATAGTATAACTAAAGCGTACTCTATTATGTACAATAAAATGTTTGTTTTGTATGTAAAGAGTACTGATGAGTATGTTGTAACTTATAATGTAGAGCAAGGTAATGTTGACTCTATACCCTTAAATACTATCTTAGTACATAGAAAAAAAGAAACAAATACGCTTTATACAATTAATGCGTTGAATGACTTAATAAAAAAATTAAACGGTGGTGTGGTAGATCCATCTTATCGTGTTAGTTGGCAACATTATAAAAATTGTATTTTATTAACCAACCATAATGAGTTGAAACAATTGAATACAAAAGTTTATAAGATTGTTGAA